ATCATGCAAGCATACGCAGATGGACGGGTTAAGTAACTTAACTTATCGTTTCTAAGGAGAAACAACAATGGCAACCTCATTTTCCCCCAGTAACTCAGTTACTGTAACCACAGCAGACAAATTCATCCCTGACATTTGGAGTGATGAGATTATTGCTGCTTACAAGAAAAACTTGGTTCTTGCTAACCTTGTTATGAAGATGAACTTCAAAGGGAAGAAGGGCGATACGATTCATATCCCCGCACCTACCCGTGGTTCAGCATCTGCCAAGGCCGCAGAAACAGCAGTCACTTTGATTGCCGCTACTGAGTCTGAAGTAAACGTGTCTATCAACAAGCATTACGAGTATTCTCGTTTGATTGAAGATATTGTCGAGGCTCAAGCCCTGAACAGCTTGCGTAACTTCTACACCTCTGATGCTGGTTACTCCCTGGCTAAACAAGTCGATACCGACTTGGTTCAGTTGGGTCGTTCTACCAATGGTGGTGCAGGTACTAATGCTTACGCAACTGGCGCGTTCATTGGTGGTGATGGTACTTCTGCTTATGTTGCCGCAAGCAACAATGAGTCAGCACTGACCGATGCCGCCATTCGCCGCACTATTCAGCGTTTGGATGATACCGATACCCCAATGGATCAGCGTTTCTTCTTGATTCCTCCATCAAGTCGCAACACCCTGATGGGTTTGGCTCGTTACACTGAACAAGCCTTTGTGGGTGGTACTAATAGCACCATTCGTACTGGTGAGATCGGTAACTTGTATGGCATCCCTGTGTTTGTCTCAAGCAATTGCGACACTGCATCAGGTTCTGCTGCTGCAAGGGTTTGTATCATGGGTCACAAGGACGCAGTGGTTTTGGTTGAGCAAGTTGCTGTTCGATCACAAGTTCAGTATAAACAAGAGTATTTGGCTACTCTGTTTACCTCTGACACTTTGTATGGCGTTCAGATTCTTCGTGCCGCCGCAAGCAGTGGTGCAGCCAAATCTGCATCTATGTTTGCACTTTTGGTTCCCGCCTAATTGCAGTTGCGCCCCCTGCCATAGTGGTGGGGGGACTTTTTTAACCTAATTAGGAGAAATCAAAATGGCTGCTGCTACCGCTGTTGTTGTAGATAGAAACAACGATACTTTCCGTGGTATTTTTAATGACACTTGGTCTGTTGTCGCAACGCTTGATGCTGGTTCTTTGGTTGATGGTGCGGGTGAAACCGAAACTGTTGCCGTTCCTGGCGTGGCTTTGGGCGATATGGTCTTGGGTTGTTCTTTTGCCGTGGATGAAGTTGGCATGAGCGTCACTGCTTATGTCTCTGCCGCAAATGTTATTAGTATTCGTGTTCAAAACGAATCTGGTAGCACTGTAGACTTGGCATCTTGCAAGATTCGTCTTGTAGCTGCTCGCATGGTGTGAGGATAGGGGGGCTAGTCCCCCCTTTCTTATTTAAGGGTTTCAATGGCTACTTTCCGCTGTCTTCAGTCTGGTAACACAGTAAGTTTTACCTTGCAACATGATATTGACTCAATGAAGGGTCATCAGGGTTATGTTCGTATTGATGAACAAGAAGTGCCTGACATTCCTGATGAAGTGAGGACAGATACTCCCTTCATGCCGCCAGTTGTACGGCGCATGGGTCGCCCAAGGAAAGTTGCAAATGTCTGATATAGACGCTAGAGATTTTGGAAGACTGGAGGCTCAAGTGGAAGCTCTCCAGACAGAAGTTCACTCTTTAAGCAAAGATGTGAAGGCTCTGTTGGAACTTGCCAACAAAGGCAAAGGTGGATTTTGGATGGGTATGACTATCGCAAGCATTGCTGGCGGTTTCATCACTTTTATGACAGATAGATTGTTCAAATAAGGAGAACATTATGTATGGAATGAAAATGGGTGGTAAAGCCAAAGAGACTAAAAGTGCCACCAAGAAAAAGGGTGTTCCTGTGACCATTATGGTTGCGATTGGTAAGCCAAAGATGCCAATGCCTATGCGTGGTGGTCGCACTGCTACCAACATGATGAAGAAGTCTGGGAGAGGTAAATGAGTTCACTATCAAGCGCAAAAACGCTTTTGAGCGCAGTTGTTGCAACTGGTGCATCTCAAGCTGTGCAAGCTGATGCTGGTCAACCCGCATTTCTGCAAGTTGTGGGCATCACTACTGCTACTGTTGCTTTGCAAGGCAGTTTGGATGGAACAACTTACGCAACAATTGGTACAGCATTGACTGCTGATGGCATCGTAACCATTGCCAATGCTCCCAAGTATTTGAGGGCTAACTGCACCGCATACACCTCTGGAACCATCACGGCTAAAGTGTTGTACTGACATGAAAAAGACTAAAGCACAAGCCAAGATTAGCAAAGTGATGACTGAGTTTGGCAAGGGTAAATTAACCTCCAATAAAAAGGTGGTCAAAGACCCAAAGCAAGCAATGGCAATAGCTTTGTCTGAAGCAGGAAAGGCCAAGAAGAAATGAAAGCCAAGTCTAAAGTCAATCAAGCAGGGGTGTATACAAAACCCACTATGCGAAAAGCATTGTTTGAGAAGATTAAAGCTGGCACTTCTGGCGGTGACCCTGGTGAGTGGTCTGCAAGAAAAGCACAACTTTTAGCCAAAGAGTACAAATCAAAGGGTGGGGGATACAAAACATGAGCAAGTCAGCAACTCACTATTTGCCTGATGGCAAGGTCTACAAGGGTGAACTGCACAAAGTAGGCAAGACTTTGATGACGGGTGCCAAGCACACACCATCAAGTAAGGTCTTGACGCATACTCCTCCCAAGAAGGCTAAGAAGTGAAAGACCCTCAACAGTCTCTCAAGGATTGGAGTAAGCAGAAATGGCGCACCAAGAGTGGTAAACCATCCTCTCAGACGGGGGAAAGGTATCTGCCAGAGGCGGCAATCAAGTCTTTGAGTGCTGCTGAGTATGCGGCGACTACCAAAGCCAAGAGGAAAGGCACTGCTGCTGGTAAACAGTTTGTTGCTCAACCAAAGGCAATTGCAAAGAAAACGGCAAGATTTAGATGAGGTAACAGATGAAAACTCCTGCATGGCAAACAAAAGCTGGTCAAAATCCCAAAGGGGGGTTGAATGCCAAGGGGAGAGCATCTTATAATGCAGAAACTGGTGGCAACTTAAAGGCACCAGTAAAGTCGGGGGACAACCCTCGCAGAGCAAGTTTCTTGGCTCGAATGGGTGGAAATGATGGCCCTGAGTTCAAGAATGGTGAACCAACGAGACTGCTTCTTTCGCTAAAGGCATGGGGTGCAAGCTCCAAAGCTGACGCAAAGGCAAAAGCTAGAGCAATTTCCGCAAGGAACAAGGCAAAAGCAAAATGAGAGCAGTTTCAGTTGGTGCAAACCTAACAGCAACAACAAACACAACTCTTTTCACAATACCCACTGGGTACTATGGACGGGTTGCTTTGCTTCGTGCCGCAAATGCCAGCGGCTCAAACAAACACATTACCTTTGATTGGACAGATACTTCTGCGGCTGCCACATATTCGCTTGTCTATCAAACAGCAGTTACTTCTAAAACCACCCAAGATTGGGGAAGTTCAATGGCGTATTTTGTGATGGAAGAAGGCGATATTCTTAAAGCAACATCTGAATCTGCTTCAACTTTTGCTGTGGCGGTGACCATTGAACTTGAAGGAGTATCCAGAATATGACACTACTAGAACTTGTCAACGATGTGTTGATCCGCTTGCGTGAACCTGTTGTAACCACTTTCAACGAAACCACCTATTCCACTTTGGTTGCAAAGTTTGTAAACGATGCAAAGCGTCAAGTTGAGGATTCTTTTGGTTGGAATTCTTTGGGGCAGACCATCACTGTGACTACTGTGGCCTCAACCCCATCATATTCACTCACTGGTGCTGGTCAGAAGTTTCAGGTGATGGATGCCATCAACACAACCAGTAATGTTGGTTTGACTAACATCACATTTGTGGACATGAACCGCAAACAGAGTTTTTTGCCCCTGGTCAACTCAATTCCTACAGAATTTACCTTTGATGGATTAGATGCGTCTTACAACACCAAAGTCAGCTTGTTTCCAATTCCTGATGGCGTGTACACACTGAAATTTAGTCTGACAATACCCCAGGCAACTTTGGCATCTGATAGCACTGTGGTTCTTGTGCCAGATGTAGTTGTTGCTCAAGGTGCGTATGCAAGGGCATTGGTTGAGCGTGGTGAAGATGGTGGGTTGTCTTCATCAGAGGCATACACACTATTCCGATCCATGCTCTCCGATTACATTGCTTTAGAGGCAAATCGGTATCCAGAAAATCAGCAATTTGTATCAACATGAGCCAACAAATCCAGACCTTTTCTGTATCGGCTCCAGGCTTCTTTGGACTCAATACACAAGACTCTCCGCTTGATTTAGCGGCTGGATACGCTGCGATTGCAACAAACTGCGTGATTGACCAATACGGGCGCATTGGCTCTCGCAAAGGCTTTTCAAGGGTTAACGCAGCTTCTGGCAACCTTGGCGCAAACAACATCAATGTTTTGCATGAGTTGGTGCAGACTGATGGCAGTTTAACTGTACTGTTTTCGGGCAACAACAAGCTGTTTAAACTGAGTACAACAAACACAGTAACAGAGTTGACCTATGGTGGCGGTGGGACTGCCCCAGTGATTACGGCAACCAATTGGCACTGTGCATCTTTGAATGGCATCACATATTTCTTTCAGACGGGTTTTGACCCACTAATCTATGACCCTGCTGTAAGTCTCACCACATTTAGGCGAGTGAGCGAGAAAACTGGTTATGTTGCGACTGCTCCCCAGACCAATATTGTTATCTCTGCCTATGGTCGCTTGTGGACTGCTAGTAGCACTTCTGACAATGTAACTGTCTTTTTCTCTGACTTGCTGGCAGGGCACATCTGGTCAACAGGAACTGCTGGTTCTTTGGACATCTCACGGGTATGGCCTAATGGGTCTGATGAGATCACAGGGTTGGCAGCTCACAATGGATTCTTGTTTATCTTTGGCAAGCGTCAAGTCTTGATTTATGCAAATGCAACTACTCCATCAAGCCTGTCTCTGAGTGACACCATAAGCAACATTGGTTGCATTGCAAGGGACTCTATTGCCAACACAGGCAGTGATGTTGTTTTCTTGTCAAACAGTGGTGTGCGTTCATTGCTCAGAACCATTCAGGAGAAGTCTGCGCCTTTGCGGGACTTGTCTAAGAATGTGCGCGATGACTTGATGACGATTGTGAATGCTGAGACATTGGCAAACATCAAGGCAGTCTATTCAGAGTCAAATGCCTTTTACCTGATTAACTTCCCGATTGCCACCCAGACCTACTGCTTTGACACCAAGGCGGCTTTGCAAGATGGTTCTTCACGGGTAACTGTGTGGGATTCCATCACTCCAACTGCTTTCGTTGCTAAACGCAATGGAGACTTGTTGATTGGCAAGAATGGTTATGTGGGCAAGTATGGGACTTACCTTGACCATGCAACTACCTACCGATTTCAGTATTTCACCACCTATGCTGACCTGGGTGCAACCAATGTCACATCCATCCTGAAGCGCATTGCTGTGGTGGTGATTGGTGGCTCAAACCAAGGCTTTATTCTCAAGTGGGGATATGACTTCACTGGTCAGTATTACGCAACCACATTGCAAATTCCTCAGTCTACTGTTGCTGAATATGGTACTGCTGAGTATGGGGCAAATGGTGTTCCTGTTGCCTACTACTCAGATGGCATTTCTTTGCAGACTTTGGTTGGTCAAACATCAGGTTCTGGCAAGACTGTGCAGACGGGTTATGAAGTGCAGATCAATGGGTATCCTGTGAGCATTCAAAAGATTGAAATTCAAGCCAAGAATGGCAAACTGGTTTAAGGAAGAAACATGGCAAATTACACCAAAACCACCAACTTTGCGGCTAAAGATGCTTTGTCGCCAGGGAATGCAAGCAAGGTTGTCAAGGGAACTGAGATTGATACTGAGTTCACCAACATTCAGACTGCTATTGCAACCAAGGCAGATGGAACCTTCACCAACTTCAGCTTTGTTGAGAGTGGTGGAACTTTGTTTATTCGGCACTCAGGCACTGATGTTTTCAAAGTTGACAGTTCTGGCAACCTGACTGTGTTGGGCAACATTGTGGCTAACGGCACTGTGTAATGAACGCAGTACAAAACAATCTCAATGTAACTTGCAAGTGCTTGCAGGTTCTTTTGGCATTGGGGGTGTGACATGGCATTATCTGAAGACACACTAGATATCATACAAACATACTTTCCAGATGATATTGGAACGGTAAAAAAATTATCTTCAATACCTGGGTTTGACGATGAACTTAATGCTGGATTTCAAAATGCCATTAACGAGACACGCTGGCTTGAAGGTTATGACCCTTCGGGGGGTAATTTTCTTAAACAAAATATAGAAGCAGCATCAACCAATCCAACAGAGTATGTTTTAAAGGCTATGCGTAATGGTGTGCGTAGCGCAGTTAATCAAGCTGACCCTGTTTTATTGACCAAACAAATTGACTACCTAAAGCAAAACAATGTTCCTTTAGACACAATTCGCACTAGATATACAGAACACGCAACCAAACAAGCGGAATCTGACGCAACAACTCAAAGAATAAGAGCGCAACAAGGTGGTGGCTTTTTTGGTGGACTTAGTAGTTTTTTGTCTAGTAATGACCCTTTTACAGCGATTAGCAAAGGTCTTGCTCAAGTAGACAAAGATTTAAGCCTGTCTCAAAACGCACCAGTAATTGCTGCAATTGCATTGAGTGTTGCGGCTCCAGGCGTTGGTTCGGCTATTGGTCAACAGATGATAACTGCTGGACTGCTTCCAGCGGCAACATCTGCGGCTGTAGCTACAGCAGTTGGAACTGGTGTGGCAAATGCCGCCTTACAAGTTGCACAGGGTAAGTCTCCAGAAGAAGCACTTAAGGCTGGAATTGTTGGCGCTGCTGGTGGCGCTGTAGGGAATTATCTTGGTGGTGATCCTGGCGCAGTAAAAAACTTTATTACCAGTACATCAACTAATCTTTTGGCTGGCAAAAATCCAGAAGATGCCGTTAAAGCTGCAATTATTAATGCTGGTGCTGGTCTTGCTGGTAGCACCGCCACCCAAGAAACTGGCTCTGCTGTTGCTGGACAAGTAGCTGCTGGAACAACTGCTGGATTACTTTCTGGTAAAACTGGTGAACAAGCATTGATTCAAGGTGTTGGCAACATAAACGCTGCTTCACTTTTTCCAGGTTCTGCTACAACTGTTCCTACTGAACAACAGGCTCTTGCTGGACAACAAGATTTGCAGAATCAGTTGGCTCCTTTTGAGGTAGACACAACTGCATCATCATTTGATACAAAAGACATTATTAATGATGGTTCTGGGTTTTCACCACCCTCACCAACACCACAAACACCGATTACTGAAAGTACTGGAGGAAATATGGAAACAGATTACACAGAAGACCCGTATGCTGACTACATAAGTGAGCCAAGGTATAACTATTCGAATTATGACGAGATGAATGATCCTGCGACTATGTTGCAGGACACCACTCCATACAATTTCACGCCTGAAGAGCAACAATTGATTTATCAGTTGGCTCAAGAGCAAGGTTACGATGATCCAACAGGTGGTGCTGGTGGCCTTGGGACAAGTCAAAACCCATCCATGTATGGAAACCTAACTGTTGAGCAACTGCGAAGATTGCTTGGTGGAGGCGGTGGTGGTGCAGCGCCTAGAACTCCAGCGCCTAGAACTCAACAACCTGCAACTCAAAGCCTTTTGCAAAGACTATTAGGCGGTGCTACTGGTCGGCAACCATCATTGCAACTTGGTGGCGCAGCAGGTCAATTAGGAAACTTACTTGGCGGTGCTGTAAGTGGCGCTGGTGGCATTTTGGCTGGACAAACTGCGGCTAAAGCTGCTGAAGAACAAGCCA